ACTATGTATTAATAGCATGGTTCATAATACTATTGAGTATTCCAAGAATAAAGGAGGTCTGAAGGAGTATATCATGGAACCAAGTGAACAGAAGCGGGGCCAACTCATGGGCTCTATACTCTCTTTCCCTTTCCTTTGTCTAGCTAATTTCGCACTGAACCGTTGTCTTCTCGAGGAAGCCTGGGACTACCGTTTCACCTTCAATTCAGCACCTTTATTAATAAATGGTGATGATATGATCATGAAGGTCCCTTCAGATTTCTCGAGTACTATTAAGGGGGAGTTCCCCCCTGATAAGTCACTCGTTGAATACTGGAGAGCCCAAACCATCCGTTTATGGTGGTCTAGTCGGATTGCGGTATCAGGTTTCTCCCCATCCATTGGTAAGGTCTATGTCTTTAAAGATAGACTCAATATGAATTCGAGGGAATTCTGTCTTGTTGAACCATATTATATGGAGTCGACACACAGGCTTCCCATGAAAGTAATCGTTGAGGCTAGAGACAGCCTTAGTATGGAGGAGGAAGAACACCCGGTAACTTACCCTACTTTTATAGGGTGTCCTAGTTGTTCCCAGTACGGACCTTGCGTCTGCGATGGTTACTTTCTAGAAACTATGTTACCGGCTACCTGGAGTGAGGAGTTCATTGACGTTAATCGCGCCTGGGTATCACAACCGGAACTTCATAGTATGCCCATTAAAGTGGAGCGGAAATTCAAGACTTTAGTGTCCTGGCGATCCACTCCATTTATTAATATGGGTTTAATCTATAATATGAAGAATTCAGTTGATCCACTCGAGAGTGATGCCGTCTTTGGTCCCAGTTCAGTCGGTGCGAGAGCTACGAAATTGAAAGAGGACACACCCCCCGAGATCTGGAACCAGACTTATGACCTTTACCTATCAGTAAATAGAGATGATATTAATTCGTTCACTATCACTAAGCGGATCAACCGTAAAATGGTTGAAAAACTTGTTGATATTCCCAAACATAATATCCCCCGATACATACCCACCTGGTTAGGTGGATTAGGTTTACCGATAGACGATAGGCATAAGCCTTCAAGATTTGACCTTCAGATTGCGTTAGCTATGCTTCGCAACTGGGACTCTTCCAAATGCCGTCCTCAAACTTTCCCGACCCTAGATAATTGGGTCTATCGGAAAACTGTGAGTAAGGTTTTCCCTCTTGACAAGCGTATAAAACAAGATTTTATTGTTCCTTGCGATGTCAATCAGAAGCAGGCGGAGGAGGCTCTCTTATCAAGAGCATCTGAAGAGTCGTTTACCTTGAAGTTCTTTTCTCTACTTTGGGATCGTCCTTGTGCAGTGAATCTGCTCTGGGATGTTGATGAGGTAGAAAAGAGGAAAATACTGGTTAGGGCCGTCCGACATAATAATCAACTATGGTCACCAAAATATTGGCACGAAAAGTTGAAGATTGATTTAGGTAAGCCACTAGACATGGGGAGGTTAGTCGAACAGAGGAGGTATTTCGACCGTTGTCTTGAACTCTTTGAGTAACATCTCGGTTACTCGTAACACATTGTATATACAC